CCTTGAAATCCTTGAACTCCTTGTAAACCCGTGTTACCCGTGTTACCTGTGTTACCAGTTTGTCCACCACTTGGGCCAGTTGGCCCTTGTAACCCTGCGTTTATTCCAATTCTTCCAATATATTGATAACAACTTATAGCAAATGTAGAATTGTTATTTACTATAAAAGGTAATTCGTCTTGGTTTTCATTAAAAATTATATAACCATTATCATAATCAATATAAAAATAATTATTATCGTTTGGTATTTGTATTGTGAAATTATTGTTTTCGTCTTTTCTATATAAAATAATGTTGTATTCTGATATAATGTTTGTTATATTTGTATTATAAAAACAAAGATTACCTGAATCAAGTTTGTTTATAACATTTTTTATTCTTTTTATAATAATGTCATTACCGTCAACTTGATATACATGACCATCAATATAAGCAATATTAGAAATAGGATTAACAGTAGGAATTTTATCAGCATCTAACCAAATTTGATTGTTATCAACACGAAATTTTGATAAATAATTTTCTTCAAAATGTTGATAGTCATCATCCGTATTAGATTTTCTAAATAAAATTTTCTTAGTTAACCTATTTATATTATTTTTGTCAGAATTAAACATTATGTGAATTAGTTTAAGTATATATTTTTTTTAAAAAGCAATATGTCAACAAAAAAAGAAGCATCTAAGGAGATAGAATATCTCGATGAGCATGAATATATTTTATTTCGTCCTAATATTTTTATAGGTAGTGTAACGGAAACAGAAGAAAAAATACCTATAATAGAAAATTTAACTATTGTTGAAAAAAACATATTATTTTGTACAGGTTTATATAAAATTGTTAATGAAGTAATAGATAATGCTTTTGATGAAGCCAAGCGTCACACTCGAAAGTGTAAAATATCATTACGTGTTGATACAGCGACAAATAAAATTATCGTTGTTGACACTGGTTCAGGGTTTTTAAATCCTAATAAAATTAATGATAAAACTAAGTTAACAAATGTTGAAACTGCTGTATCAAAATTGAGGGCTGGTTCTAATTTTAAGAATGTAAAAGACAATATAGAAGAATCTATTGTTGGAACAAACGGTATGGGTGTATGTTTAACTAATATGTTTTCTTCATATTTTTCTATTGTGACTGCAAATAAAAGTCATATTTATAAACAGGTATGGAATAATTTTATATCAGAAAAATATAAATTTGTGAAAAATACAAATCCTGAAAAAACTGGAACTATAGTAACATTTATACCGAGAGATGACATATTTAAAGGTTTAAAATACAACGTAGAATACATCATAACGCAATCAATTTTTAAAAAATTTATTATAACGCATGATAAATCTTTACAACATATAGAATTTGAATTATATGTTGATGATAAGAAAATAAATTTAGATATACCTTTTTATAAAAAGGAAAATTTTTATTTTAATTCTAAGCATTGTACTATTTATATTGTCCCGAATAGTATAAATCAACCAAGAGTATCTTTTATAAATGGAACACAGACTACAAGTTATGGGCAGAGACAAGTGCATGAATTAATTTTTCATGATAAAATAAATGATTTATATAAAAACGAAAATGCACATAATTTTTATTCTACATATATTTTTTTAAATTTGCCTCCAACATATGTTGAATTTGCCGACCAAAATAAAACGCGATTTATAACAAAAAGGGGAATAATTGAGGAATTTTTAGATAAAGAAATAAAAAATTGTGTTAAAAATTTTAAAAACGACGAAAATTTTAATATAGTAAAAAAATTAATAGATGAATTTGATTCTAAAAAAGAATTAAAGAAACTGCAAAAAGTAAAAAGTAAAAAAGAGTTATTGTTCAGCACAAAATTTTTCCCATCTAACAAAAAGCGTGTTCGTTTATTTTTGGCTGAAGGTAAAAGTGCTGGAAATCCATTGGCTCAATATAGAAATAGTGATACTGATGCTGTGTATGCGTTAAAGGGTAAATTAGCTAATGCTTTAACATTAAAGGAATTAAATGCTGATGAAGAAATAAAAGATTTAATATCTATTTTGAATTTAGATAATAATAAAAAAACATGTACATATGATGAAATTATTATAGCTGCTGATGCTGATGTTGATGGCTATCATATAACAGCATTAATTATAAACTTTTTTTATAGATGGTTTAGGTATATTATTGAAGATGGTAGATTAAAAATTTTACATAAACCATTATTTTCAACACAAAATAAAAATAAAAGAGAATATTTTTATGAGATAAAAGAACTTAAAAATAAAAACAATATTAGATATTTAAAAGGTTTGGGTTCATATGATGATAAAGATTGGGAACATATTTTTGGGGATTTTAGAGTTATTGAAGTTTTTACTGATAAAGAGACTGATAAATTGTTAAATATGGCATTTACTGATAATGCAGAAGGGAGAAAAAGATGGCTACAAGGAATAAAATAGGTATATCTAATATTATGAATAATAATTATAGAGAATACGCTTTACATATTTTACAAAGTAGAGGTATTCCTAATTATTATGATTTTTTAACAAATGTTCAGCGTTTTTCTATTGAATCTGCTACAAAACAATATCGTTCTACATTAAGTGTTATAGGTAGAACAAGAGAATTAGGTTATCATCATGGCGACCAAAGTGTTGATGGTGCTATTGAAAAAATGACAAGAGAATTTAATACTGGTCAAAATATTTTAGAAGGTGATGGTTTTTTTGGAAACCATATAACACCAGAATCGGCAGCACCTCGATATACTTCTGTTCGGATTTCTGAACAAATTGATAACATTTTAGCAAAATATAGAAATTTAAATAATAAAAATGATGAAAATTTTTATGATTATTTTTATACTGATATACCTATTGGTTTATTATTGGGAGCAACTGGTGTAGCTATTGGCTTTTCTTGTAAAATTTTACCAAGAAGTTTAAAAGATATACAAAATTTTCTTAAAGGTAACATTAAAACATTGAAACCATATTTTAATGGTTATAATGGTAAAATAACAAGATTGTCCGATGTTCAATGGAAATTTGAACCAACGATAACGAATGAAAAAAATATTATAATAATAAAAGATGTCCCACCGTTAATTTCGCATGAAAAATTTTTAGAAAAATTAAAAAAATTCACAGAAGAAAAATCGGTTGATGTATTATCATTAGGTAAAAAAGACATACAATATAAATTAACATTTAGGGGAAATGTTAATATTGAAAGTATAAAAGATTCATTAAATTCTTTATTTAGTACAACATATACTGAATTGATTTTGCTGATTAAAGATAAAGTTGCATTAGAATATAATAAAATAGAAGATTATCTTGAAGATTTTAAAACACATGTTGAATTATGCAAATTGAAACAATTTCAATATGAAATTGAGCAACATAAGTTTGAAAAATCATATAATGAGGCGAAATTAGAATATTTGATGTTTATGTATGGAAATAAAAGAAAAAATGAAGAAATATTAGATTTTTATAAAAAATATGATAAAAAAATAGTAGATAGATTGGATGTTATAAAAATGAGAAATTTAACATTAGAAGAAATACAAAAAACGAAAGATGATATTAAAAACGAAAACAATATCATTAAGGAATTGATACAATTAGAGAAGCAACAAAGTGTTACATATAATAAATTTTTACAAAAAGAAACATTATTTAATAAAATTTTATAAGGAAAGACTATGGAAAAAAATGTAGTGATGACAATTCCATCATCAGATGTGGTTAATTTTATTAACTTTTTAAAAAATGTTGATATAAATCCTTCAAGTAAAAAAGTTGCATTAGAAATTTATAAAGATTCAATAACCATACGGAACAAATATGAACATTCAAAATGTATGATTTCTACATATAATTTTACTGAAAATATTTTAGATGATAGTTTTGGTGGTGATTATATTGTTGTTGCCTTTGCTAATTATACAAAATTTATAAAAACTGTAGAAATGTTTAAAAAAGAAGATTTTATTATGAAAATTTTCTATGGTGAGAAAACATGGACGAGAATTGCGTCAACAGGAAATACTAATTATACAAATTTTGTTGCGTTTAAAACATTGATACCACGTAAAAAAGTGAAGATTTTGTTTAATAATCTTGTAGAATTAGGGTTAGATGATTTAGGATATATTCCAAAAAATTTAATAATGAATAGATTAGATGAATCTTTTTCTGTTGTTAGTTTTCAATTATCTGATTCTGATTTAAATGAAATTATTACTTCTTCAGATATAAATTATATGGATAAAATATGTTTAGAATTGAAAGATGGAAAATTAGTATTATATAATAATAATTTTTCATATAATATCGAAGAATATCATGCCAAAGTTGATTCGTTTATGCAATATTTTGATATTGATACATTAGGTTGGAATATTCATAAAGAATCAAATACATCATTTTATTTTACTGATAAACAATATTTATTTAATAAAAATGAAGTAACAGAAGATTATGTGTTTGTTGGGTATGCTAAACAAGATAATGAATTAATGGAATCTTTTTCTTCAAGTGAAAGCAGAACAATATTATTATCATAATGAATTTAGAAGAATATAAAAGTATTTGGTATAATAAATCAAAATCAGAAATAGAACAAGAAATTTTATTATTGAATCGTGAAATAAATGATTTAAAAAATAAAGAACAAGCTATTAAGATTTTTATTAATTCTGTGTATGGTGCTTTTGGTAGTGAATATTTTATTTTTTATAATAAAGATATTGCCGAAGCCATAACTATACAGGGTCAAGATATTATTAATAAAGCTAATGATTTCATAAAACATTATTTTCAAAATTTTTGGAAAACTGATTATGAATTACATTCTTTATTGAAAATTAAATCTATTTCTGATTTTGTTATTGATAATATAACAGTATATAATGATACTGATTCGGCATATTTAACTTTTAATGATATTTATAATTCAGTTATAACAGAATTAGATGCTTTAGATTTTGTTGAAAGATTGTATCAAAATAGAATAAAACAATATATTGATGAATGTTTTAATCAATATGCAATAGAATATAAAACAGAAAATAGAATTTCTTTTAAATTAGAAACAATATGCGAAAAAGCATTATTTTTAGCTAAAAAGAAATATATTTTAATGATGAGATGGAAGGAAGGTGGTGCAACATATGATTCATTTAAAAAATTCAAAGTTACTGGGTATGAATCAATAAAAACTGAAACACCATCATTTTGTAGGTCTAAATTAGATGAAATTATACAATTAGTATTTAAAGAAAATGAAAATAGTTATTCTAAGATTATGTCTATTATAGATTCAATAAAAAGTGAATTTATGTTGAGAAACCCAGAAGATATTTCTATAAATAGACGTGTAAATAAATATAATAATTATGTTGTTAATGATTCAGATGTTACTAAACCATTATTAATAAAAATGAGAGCGCAAGCACACTTAAAGGCTGCTGCTTATCATAATTATTTATTAAATAAACATCCTGAATTGAAAAATAAATATGAATTATTAAAAGATGGGGATAAAATAAAATATTATTATGCTAAAAATCCAGATAAACATAATACAGAACCAATAAGTTTTGGATATGCTGCTGATGCTTTTCCGCATGAAATAGCACCTAAAATTGATTATACTCATCAATTTGAAAAAACGTTTTTAGCGCATGTTAATAAAATTTTGGTTGCATTAAAAAAACCTATCGTTACTACAAATCAGTTAGAATATTATTCGTTTTTCTAAAATTTTAAAAAAAGGAGATTTTGTTATGGATTTAAAGGCAATTAATAGTTTATTAAATAAAAAATCAGAATTTGGTTCTATATTAAAAGATTCTGATTTTGGTATAAGTACAGAATATATTGATACAGGAAATTATTCATTTAATGCACAAATATCAGGTTCTATTAAAAGAGGTGTTGGTAATTCATTAAGTTATCTTTTTTCTGGTGAACCAGAAACGGGAAAAACGTATTTGTGTTTAAACGTTATGCGAAATGCTGTAAATAAATTGGGATATTTTGCTATTTACTATGATAGTGAAGGTTCTATTAATGAACAAAAAGTTTTAAATTTTGGTATAGATACATCAATGGTTAGACATGAGCCAATTAAAACTTTTACTCAAATAATAGCATCAATGTCAACATTATTATCTAATTTAGTTGAAGCTAAAAAAAATGGAGAAACTATTCCTAAAATGATTATATTTATAGATTCTTTGAGTGCTATAAATAGTGAAATAGATATTGAAAAATCTGAAGCAGGTGAAGTTAACAAAATGCCATTACAATCATCAAAAGATATTGCTCGATTGTATAGAATGATTACTGTTGATGCTAAATATTTAAAAATACCTGTTATTTCTACTGCACATATAACTAAATCAATGTCAATGTATGAAAGCGATTCTTCTAAAGGTGGTTTAGGTAAAATATATTTATCTGATGTTTGTATTATGTTAAAGAAAACCAAATTAAAAGAACAAGAAGATAATGATAAATTAAAAAAGATAGGTATGAAAAAATCTGGTTATATTGTTACCGCACATAATGAAAAAAATAGAGAAGCCAGAGATTTTACAAATACTTTTTATATTTCAACATTAACTGGTATGAATCCATATATAGGTCTTCAGAAATATTTAGACTATGATAAAATGGGAATAGGGCCAGGTGTGTTAGAAGAAGAAGAAATAGAATCTGTCGTGTTGGATGAAAATGGTAATCCAATAGTTTCAAATCGTGGTAAAGAGAAAAAAGAAATTAAAAAAACAGGAAATTTTGTTTATGTTCATAAAGAAACTAAAGATTTAGCAAATCAAAAAAAATATGCAGTTAAACATTTAGGTAAAACTATAGACATTAAAGAATTATATAAACCTGATGTTTTTACTGATAATGTTCTTACTCAATTAGACGAAAATGTTATTAAACCTTTGTATCGTTTTACCGACGGCATAAAAACTAATTTTTTAGATGTTGAATCAACAATAGCTTCAGCATTAGAGGAAGAATCTAATTCAAACGCTGACCATGATTTTAATACGATGTTTTCTGATGCACAATAATACATAATATGAAACAAGTAACATTTAATTCTTATGACGAAAAGGTTATATTAAATTATATAACTAAAAAAAATAAAGAATTGGTATCTTTAGTAAAAAGTGATTTTTTTACTGATAAATTTTTAAAAATACTGTACGTTTCTATATTAGAACATTATAATAGATATAATGAAGTTCCTTCATCTGAACAATTATATACTACATTGATGTCAAAAGATATTGATGTATCTATTAATAAAAGTATAATTGATACATGTTTAGATGTTGATTTGAATCAATATACAGAAGAGTGGTTATATGAAATATCTAATTCTTTTTTACAATGGAGCGCATTTTTATCTTATTATAAAGATAGTGTTCAATATATGTCTTCGTTGACGGATATTCCGTATAATGATGTTCCTAATGTTATTGATAAATTTTTTAATATTTTAAAAAAAGGTGTTGATACTAAACATATTAATTCAAATACATCAAATGTTTTAGATGTATCTACGCATAAATCAATACGTAGAAATTTGATACGTACAGGATATGATTTTGTTGATTTGTGTACTGGTGGTGGTTTTTCTGCTGGTGAATTATATATATTTGTTGCTCCTCCAAAAACTGGTAAATCTTTATGGTTAGGTAATTTAGCGGTTAACATGTCAGAATATGGTCATCATGGTTGTATAATAACACTGGAATTAGATGAACATAGATATAAACAAAGAGTTACTTGTCGGTTATTAAATATTTCAACTGCTCGATATGATGAATTATTAGAAAATTATATTAATAAAAATAACAAAAAAAATAATAAAAGAGAAGAAACATTAGAAGATGTTTTTAAAAGTAAAAAAGATGACAGAGAACTTGAAATGATTCAACCATTAGGTGATATTTTTATATCTGATTTGCGAATGGATGCTTCTAATGCTACATATAAATCAATTGAGACAATAGTTAAAAGAGAAGAAGAAAAATTGGGTAAAAAGTTTTCATATGTAATAGTTGATTATATTGGATTAATGACAGACCCTTTTTTGAAAACTGAAAATACTAATAATTTATATGGAAGAATAAGTTTTGATTTGCGAAATATGGGTAAAAGAAATGATTGGGCTATTTTAACAGGGGCGCAAACACAACGAGAGTATATGAATGCGTCAGATTTTTATGCTGATGCTGTTGCTGATGCTAAAAAATTAATAGATAACTGTGATGGTATGTTTGGTATCATACAAGACGCATCATTAAAAACTGCAAGTCGTTATATTTTAAAATCGTTAGTGTTAAGAAATTCTGTTCATCAATATGCTAAAAAACATTTTAGTGTAGATTATGATAGAATGTCTGTTTTTGAAGAAAAAGAATCAGAAATATATTATGAATAAACAACAACATCGTAGAACAAATGATAAAATTATGGATAACAAATTCAATCGAAAAGAGATTGAATATGATGTTTATAATCAACCTATACAAGTTGAATTAAAATTTAAAGAAAGATATTCTGATTTATATAATCCAGAACTTGGTTATTCTATCGTTGAACTTTTTAAAATAATTGAAGATTTAGAACAAAGAAATTATTTAAAGCAATATTTAGAAAAAAATAGAAAAAAAATTCCTAAATCTAAAATGAAAAATCTTTTTATTTTTATTTATGATAACGTTGATAAAACGTATTATTCTATTGTTCAGATATTTATGGCTGTTTGTGAATATTATAATTGTTCTTATGGTAATTTTTACAATGAGTTACCCTTAGTGTATAAAGAAAAAATAATTAAAGAAGTTAGTGCAGAATATAATTTTGATTCTGATAAAGCTAATTTACCACCAAACTTTTTTTAATATGAAAATAATAAAATTGGCAGATTTGCATTTTGGTTATGGAGGAAATTCGTTAGATTGGCAAAATATACAATTTTCATATATTGAAAATATTGTTTTACCATTTATTGAAGAAAATACTAATCCTGATACTGATATTATAACTCTTGAAGGTGATATTTTTCACAAACAAGATTCAATTGATACTGTTGTTAAAAATAAATTTACATCATTGTTGAATCAAATGAGAAAAATGTTGCCTGTGCATATTATTGTTGGTAATCATGATATTTATAGAGAATTTACGACAGATGTAAATGCTTTAAAGGAATATGCGCCTTATTCTGATGTGTATTTATATGAGAACCCTAAACTTGTTACATTTCGTAGAGAAAAAGATTATAATGTGTATTTTTGTCCCTGGAGATGTACAGATGAAGATATAGAACTCGCATTAATTGAGGCTAATAATTCTGATATTTATAATATGGTTTGTCATGGAGATTTTAAAGATTTACGATTAAATGCTGCTCAAATTATTAAACATGGTATGGACGTAAATAAGTTAAACAATATTCCTTTTGTTACATCTGGACATATACATTTAAGGCAACAAAAGAAAAATTTAACTATGTTAGGTTGTCCTTATATGATGGATAAAAATGATATTAATAATGAAAAAGGTTTTTGGGTTTTAGATACTTCTAATGATTCATTAACATTTCATCAAAATGATTATTCTCCTAAATTTTTGAAATTAGAATATTCAAAAATTAAAGATATGGATGAAAAAACAGTAGAAAATATGTTTAAAAATAATAAAATTGATATTTTAGTTGATTATACTGATACATCTATAAATCAACAAAATATTATAGATAAATATTCTTCGTATGGTGCTTATAATTTTGAAGTAAAAGAAATATTGAAAAAAGACAAAATTTCCGTTAATGGTAACGATGTTGAAATTGATGAATTTGCTGAATATTCTGATACGGAATTTAATATTATTTCTTTATTTGATGAAATTATAGATAAAGAAGATTTTAAATATTCTGATTTATCTGATGATGATAAAAATTATTTAAAAAATAAAAATTTAGAAATTTATAGTAAACTAATGTTATCATAGGGAAAATTTTATGAAAATATTGAATTATCGTTGGAAAAATGTTGGATTGTATGGCAATAAAATAACAGAAGTTAAATTCGACAATTCTGAATATGGGTTGCATTTGCTGTATGGTAAAAACGGAACTGGAAAATCAACATTTTTAAATATACCGTCATTTGTTTTCTATGGAAAAATTGGTTCAAAAAAACAAAAAGATATTGCCAATAGAGTAAATAAAACAGCATGGGCGCAAATAGAATTTTTATCAGATAAAAATGATAAAATTACAGTAACGCGACAATTATTCCCTACTTTATTTAAAGTAGATATTGATGATGGTGTTAATGCTTTTACTGATGATAGAAGATTAAAAGGTAATACTCAAGATGAATTAGAAGAAAACGTATTAAAAATGTCACATCATGTTTTTAATAATATAGTATCAGTAAATTTATTGAATTTTCAGTCATTTATATCAATGAAAGCCGAAGATAAAAGAAAAATTATTGATAGATTTTTTTCATTGTCATTAATTAATGATATGAAAGAATCAGTATCTAAAAAACATATACAAATTACTGAAAAGATAAATAATTTAAAAGGTGAATTAAATCAAATTAATAATAATATTATATCTTTAGAAGATAAAATATTAAAAGTTAAGCAAGAAATAGAAAAAAATAAAAATTCAGAAATAACATTATTGTTGGAAACAAATAATGAAAAATTAAAAGAATTAGAAAGTGTAAAAAGTGAATTATTATCATTAAAAGAAAAAATATATGTATTAGATATAGAAAAAAGTAAATTAGATAAACAAAATAATGATATTTCCTTTTCTTTGAGGTCGTTAAAGAAAGATATAGAGTTATATACAAATGATGTGTGTCCAACATGCAAAACTCCATTGACTACTGATTATCATAAGTCTTTACAAAAAGAATATAACGATAAATATTTAGAATTAAATACTAATTTATCTGAAATATCTTTAAAAATAGACGAAATATTAAAAGAAAAGAAACATAATTCTACTTTATATGATAATATTAATGAAAATGCTCAAAAAATAAAAAATATTATATCCGTTAATGAAAATTCTATAAAAAAGATAAACGAACAACAAAATAATGATATTACGTTAAATAATTTTGTTAGTTTAATAGAAAAAAACGAAGACCAAAAAAAGGAAAAAAATAACAAATTAGATGAATTTTATTATTATGATAAATTATCAACAATATTGAAGTATATTTATTCCGATGAAGGTATAAAAAAATTAGCATTTGAAAAAATAACACCATTGTTAAATGCTAAAATACAGAATATAATGGAAGAAATTGAACCTTCTTTCGTGACGAAAATTTTATTTGATAATTCATTTGAATGTACGTTAAAATACAAAAGTGATGAAATATCGGTTGAATCTTTATCTGCTGGACAACAAAGAATTATTAATGTTATAGTATTGTTGGCATTAGTTCAAATAATGAAAATGAAATATCCATATTTGAATATTCTATTTTTAGATGAAGTTTTTTCTTCTTTGGATGCGGAAAATATAGAAAAATTTATTAATATTTTAAAAAATTGGTCAGAAGAATATAAATTACATATAATTGTAGTTCATCATGCTTTGTTAAATAAACATCATTTTAAAAATATATATGAAACAAAAGTAGAAAATAATTTTTCTCGTTTGTATAAAAATAATTCTATTTGTTAATGAATCCAATCAATGATAAACAAATATTTGAAGATAATTTTTTTAGAGAATTAATTTCTACTGTTTGTGGAAAAATGTATGATTCTACGTCATATGATATGACATGGGGAGATAATGCAGAAGAAAAAAAGAAAATAAACGTTTTTTATTTTTATTCGGATACAGGTGATGGACAATTTAATAAAGATTTTTTTATAAATTATAATCAATGTAAAGATGATATTATAAATGGAAATTATGACATAACACCAAGAGCAGCAATTATATTTAGCGGAATATCATTTAAAGAAAATGAATTAACAAATCCGCATACATTAATGAAATATAATAAATTGTATGCTGGTGAAAATAAGACTTATATTTCAAATATTAATACGTTACCTATTACTGTTAATTTTAAAGTTATACATTTTACATCTACTTTAAATGATAGTTTAAGATATTTTCAAGAAATAATAAATCAAAAATATAAAAACATTCGATATAAATGGAATTATATGACACATATAATTCCATCTAATATATCTATAGAATTTCCAATGGATATTGATAAAAAAGAACAATTAACATATGGTGCGGATAGGTTATTTAGAAATAATTTTACATTAAAAGTTGATACATATTATCCTATTATTGATAAATCGAAAGAAATGTTTATGGGAACAACAATGGAGCAAATTATGTCTTCTAATCAATATGAAACGTCAGAATATTATCAAAAAGACCAATCTGTTCCACCATCAGATAAAATTTGGGCAAATAGTGTTGATAGTGGTTTAGAACAAGCAATGTTAAATATAAATGTAGATAAAAATGATTCAAATCCCGATTAATTATATAATTTATTCTATAGAAATAGATATATAAAAAAAATAATTTTTTTAAAATAAAAGAAATATGACAAATAAAGTTAAAGACCGTATTTTGAAATTAAAAAATAAAAATACAAATATTGATGTTGCTTCAATACTTGAATCGTTGTTGCTTGTCGTGAACAATGTTAAAGAAGAAGATTTTAGTGAAATAGTTGTTGAAAAATTGACACCATTTAAAAATGATAGACTTATATTAGAATTCATTGCTAATGAAAATAGATTTATATCGTTAAATAAAATGGGAATACATGAATCTATATCTAAAATTTTAGAAAATCCCATTGTAAAACAGTATCCTCATGTTAAGAATGTTCTTAATTCAATAAAAATACAATCGGAAAATAAACCTGATTATATGGTTTTAGAATCATATTTGTCTTTTTTGAATGAATTTAAATGGGATTCTCAAATTAATTTTGAATATGATATTTTTGTTCAAAAAAGAGATAAAGTTTATGAAGATGTTTTGTGTTTAAATGTTTTAAGTTATTTAAATAATAGTAAATTAGCAAATTTATATAAACCGATAATTGAAAAAATAGACACATATTTTCAGGATAAAACTACTGTTTCTCGTAAGCAAATTATTGATACAATCACCAAAATGGAAAAAATGGATGTTGATTTACAAAAAATTAACAATGATTTCAAAGTTTTAGAAAATAGAGAACAAAATACATTTAATTTGTTACATGATAACAGTAAATCAACCATACATAATGTTTATGGGCCTGTTCATATAACGGAAAATGCTGTATATGGTTTAATCAATGGTCAATATTACAGACTTACAAATAATGGTAATAAAATAGAATCAGTATCGGAAGAAGTTGTTAACAAAATTTCCCCAAGTTTAACACGTTTTAAAAATTTATTATCTCGTGGTGTTTTATCTTATGGTAAAGATGGAGAAATTTATGTTAATTTCGTAAAAGATTCTATTAAAATAGTTACAGAAAATAAAGATGTTTATTTAAATGGTAACAAAACAAATATTGAATCCATTAAACATAAGATGATAATGGAAGCTATGACAAATAGAGCATATAACATATATGTTCAAGAATTAAATTTTGTTTATGAAAATATTGATTGTTTTGTTGAATATGATTTTGCAAAAACAATATCTTCATTATTAAATGAAGGTGTTTTTGTTACAATAATGAAAACAAATGAAGATATTTTAGTTAATAAAATTGATATATCAAAAAATGATAGTTCGGTATATAGATTTACGAGAGGAAATAAATTAAAGAATTTTATTAAAGAACATTTAAATTATGATATAAGTGAATCATTTAAAGATTTATTATCTAAAGAAGATTTATTGAAAGAAAGTATAAATTCACGTATAAAAGAAGTTCTTAATACGATTACAGAATATAATTCTGTTTTGGAAAAAATCAAAATTGAAAAAGAATCTAATCTTGTTGTTGCTGAATCAACAAAAATTTCTAAATTAGAAAACAGTATAATTTCTTCTATCAAAACATTACAAGAAAAATATAATAACTTGAAAAATCAATTAAACGAAATTGATGGTTCTTCTTCTTTTGAAGTTGGTGATGCTGTTGAATCACCAAAGGGTGTTGGATATGTTGTATCGTATGATAGCATGTCTGACACATGCTTAGTTCAATTAAAAGATGGTTCTAATACTGAAACATTTGCTTGTAAAGAAATATCTAAAATCCAAGAACCGAATCAAGACAATGTTGTTGAAAATGTTGAAATAAATATAAACGTAGAAAACGAGAAATCGGAAAATTCTGAAAACAGTGATGAAAATAAAGAAGAAAATTCTCCTGTTGTTGTAAATAAGCCAGAAGTTGATGTAAATACACCACAAGAATTAGATAATTATGTTGATGATACTACTTCTTTAATACCTGGTATTACAGATACGCCAACTATGACTATACCTATTGAATTAGATTATAGTAATGTTGCTGTTGATGATGAATTATCACCAATGAATAAAGAGACAGAATTAGATAATGATAATACTTCTTCCGATTTTAATTTAGATTTTAATTTTGATGAAAATGGTGATGAATCAGAAAAATCTGAAATTATTGATAATAATATTGATGCTTTGGATTTAGATTTTAATTTAGAGGATGAAGAAAAGAATGAAGATGAAGAAAAAGTAGATGACAAAGAAAAAGATGAAGATGAAGAAAAAGATGAGAATGATGAAGATGAAAAGGATGAAGAAAATGACGAAGAAAAGGAAGAAGATGAAGAGAAGATAGAAGAATCATTAAAATTAAATGAAGAAGAAGAAGCTAAAAAGAAAGAAGATGATGGTGGTGAAGAAAAGATACAGACCGAACCTGCTGTTAATGGTGTAGAAAATAAAGAAAGTGTCGAAAATGATAATAATTTAGATATAGAAAAAACAGACGATGATTCTTTTATTGATTTAAATATCGGTGATGAAAAATCTACTGAAAATGAAAATGATAAGGAAACAGTAAAAAGTTATAAATTACAATTTATAACAGCCGACGGCGAAATAGATAATACTGTTGATAATATATCTGATAAAGATAAAGAATTATTAGCCGATTTTGCTGAATTTTTACAAACAAAATCAGCAAATGAAGAACCTGTGGATACTAATGCTTCAGATATTTCTAATGGCGAAGAAAATAAAAATGCGGAAGTATCTGATGGTTTAGATTTTGATTTTAATTTAGATATGGAAAACGAGCAAACAGAACAACCAAAAACGGGTGAAGAGTTACCGAAATAAAATTCTCTTATTTTAAATAAATTATTTTTTAAAACCATTTGTGAAAACAAATGGTTTTTTTATTTCTATAATAGAATATAAAATAAATTTTTTAATGGGAAGAAAAAGCAAAAAAATAAATATAAATGAATATGGCGAAATTGTACCTACTGTTAGAAAATATAGAATAAATAATGCTGAATTACATAGAGAGTTATGCAAAAGTAAGGAACAAAACCAATTAACGCCAAGAGCATTAGAATTGTTTATAATGTTATGTGAAAATTTAATTGAAGGTTTTAGATTTAAAAATTTAGATGACAAAGAGGATTGTAAAGCTGGTGGTGTGCATGATTTATATTTATATTGCTTAAAAAATTTTAATCCTATTTATGAAAACGCATTTGCTTATTGTACACAGATAGCAAAAAGTGGAATGGCTAAAGTTTTTAAACAGTTGCATCCTGAAATTCAATTAAATAAAAAATCTGATATTAAAATATCATTTACTTATTTAGATAAAGATAATAATAATTTAAACATTTAATTATTTAATTCTGTACCATTCTTCTTTTAGAAGATTTCTAAGTAATGCGGAAAATGATTCTTCATACATGTTATTAGATTTTAATGCTCTATATAATAGTAATTTTTTAGCTTTTTCTTCTATTTCTTGGTTTACATAGAATATTCTACGTAAATCATATATTTGAGCATCTTGAACACTATCATTTTTTAAAATTTTTTTTGTTTCTTTTTCTATAGAAACAGCAAGTTTTGAATATTTATTGTTGGCTGGTTTAAAATTTTTATTTACTATTTTCATTTTCTTCTATTTTATTATCATAAATTTCTATAAGCATTTTTTCATACCCTTCAATAATTAAATTTCTATATAAATCAGATAACGATTCCATATTTCTATCGTATTTGATTGCTCTTTTCAATCTAACTAAATTAGCTAATTCCATGTACTCTTTATTTAGACAAAGAATTTTTTCTTTTGTGTACGTTTTTAATTGTTTTTTTGTTGGTTGTTTTTGTTTTTTCATAAAATTTTATATATAAACTAATTATATTTATTAATATAACAAATGTTATGAAAATTAAAAATTTAAAACCTAATAGTGAAGGTAAACATTTACAAGGTTATTTTAATCCTATAAATAGAAAAAAATATAATGGCGAATATCCTATTATATATCGTTCCTTGTGGGAATATCAATTTATGAAAGTTTGTGACACTTCTAATAAAATAATAACTTGGGCAAATGAAAAACACGAAATACCTTATTATTATAGTTTAGATGAAAAAAAAATAATACGTATTTATAATGTTGACTTTGCTATATCATATGTTAATAAAAATAATATTATGAGAAAAGCATTAATAGAAATTAAACCACATAATCAAATTTTTCCTGATAAGATTTTAAAAATGTTACATATTTCTTATGAAGAAAATTATAAAGTTAATGATGTCATAAAATTTTTATATGGTTATGTTCAAAATAATAGTCTAACGCCATCTAAAAAAGAAAAAACATTAAATCAATTAAAAGTTATTATAAAAAATAATGATAAAAAAAAGGCAGCAGAGCAATATGCCGAAAAACACGGTATGGTTTATGTTGTATTGACTGAAAAAAATATTAAAATGTTTCAATGATATTGTTAGATGAATTAAATACTATTAAAAAATATGGAATATCATCAATAAAGGATGATATATTAAATAATAATTTAGAAAATAAAATAGTAAAAGATAAAATTAATTTTCAAAGGCAACCATATAATTTGTTTACTTGTGGTCATGTGTATTATGTGTTAACTCGTAACCGTAGGGAAATTTTGTTATTATCTTTTGGGATAGGTACAAATAATGTTAACGATATTAATTACGAATATGGTATTAATTTACTTGTTTTAGATTATAAATGGAGAGTTGAATTATTAAATGATTTTTATACTGTATATAAACCTTATTTTGAAAAAATTAAGGACATAAGTAAAGATTTACAAAAATATTATAATGATTATTTTGACATGTCATATTTATTGAAATATTGGGAAATAAAAAAATATCCATATAATGAAATTTTTATGAAAATATCACAAAAAACATTAAACGAATCTATAATTTATGAATTTGATTTTGACAAAATAAAATATTGTTTAAAATTTAATCCTTTTTTTATAGATTCATATTATTATGATAAAATAGAAAAAACTAAAAAAATGTTTACTAATATAATAAGTTAATTTCAAAATATATAAAATAAATTAAAAATGGCTGGATTCGTACCAACTAATATCAATTCTCGCAATTTTCCTAATAATATAGTAAATAAAGTTTCAAGTAGATTTTCAAAAATGGGTACATTTTATGATATGTCTATGATAAATAATAGTATTGCGGTTGGTGAAAAGGAGATGAGTGTTGGTCTGTCTAATAAAAGTAATTATCTTGGAGACGGTCAATATAATGGCGCAATAAATTTATTTAATGAAATAGTTAAAGATGTTACAGGTAAGACTACTGAAGCATATAACGATTTGTCATATTTAGAAAGAAGAAATAGATTAAGGCAATTATCTATTTTTTCAGAAATACAAAAAATATTAAATATAGTTTCAAATGAAGCTATTTATTATGATGATAAAAATAAATTTTGTTATTTAAATGTAAATGGTTTACGAACTTTTTTAAAAGATAATAAAGATAATGAAAACAGCATATCAGATTTGAATGAAATATTTGAATATGTTTATTCGCTTTTTGAATTTGATGTTAATCAATCTGCATCTGATAGAATGAAAGAATTTTTAATTGACGGCGCATTGGCGTGGGAAATTATAGTTAATGAATCTGGTGTTACTAAAAATAATAGTGCTAAAAAAAGATATGTTACGCAATTTAAAAAACTTGACCCAGCTACTTTAACTCCAAGTATTATTCCTTTTGATGATAAAAAAATGGAAAAAGTTTGGGTTCAATTTAAAGGACAACAAGGGCAAGAAAGAACCATAAAAGATTCTCATATTATTTATATAACGTATTCCACTACTGATGCAATGTCTCCTATTTCTTATTTAGAGCCAATGCAAAGGAATTTTAATCTTTGGCGATTAATTGAAAATATGAGAGTTATTTCTTTTATTATGTTTAATCAGTTTCGTGTGAAAATGGTTATACCTACTGGTTCAGCACCAAGACAAAAATGGATGTCTTCTGTTGCTTCTATTATAAGTGCATATAAAGAAGATGTTTCTTTAAATAATTCAACAGGAGAAATTGAAGTTTTTGGGCGACCTGGTTCTATACCGTATTATAAAAATTACGCTTTCCCAGCACCATCTCAAGGCGGCAATATTGATATTAATCCAATGAATGTACAGGGGCCAGATATTAATAATATGGAATCAACTAACTATTTTAAAAATAAATTTTATGATGAATCGCAAATACCTATGACGATGTTGAATAAAGAATCTCCTGGTATTATTAATGTTTCTGGTGAAGGTATTAACCATGATGAAAAGCGATTTAATCAATTAGTTACAAAATTGCGTAGTATATGGCAAGAAGTGTTATTAAAACCTATTTGGGTAGAATTTCAATATGAACACCCAGAATATAAGCAAGATTTATTGTTTAAATCAAATATTGGATTAATTTATAATTCAGATAATTATTTTGAAAAACGTCAGAAACTGGCTGCTATTAGTTCTACTGTTGATATAATAACAAAATATATGGAAATAAAGGATGGTGAGGGCGAACAGTTTTTTGATAATGATTTTCTAATTCAAAAATTTAGTGATATTCCAACTCAAGAACTTTTAGAAAATGAAGAATTTAAACGAAGAAAAAAAGAAAAAGATAAAAAAAATAAAAAATCCGATTCTAATGCCGATACTATGTTTGATAAAGGTTCTGATACTTTAGATTTATTTGGAACAGGTGAAAATAATTCAACACCGACTGAATCAACTACACCAACTGAAACACAAAATACAGAAACGAGTGAATTTGGTGGAAGTACGGTTACTGGAATGAATAATCAGCCAACTGAAACGCCGACCGAAACACCAATTGAAACACCAACTGAAAATGTTGGTAGTGGAAGCGTAGCAAATTTAAATTTATAATATGAAAAACATTAAATCGTATAAATTTCAATACTTAAAAGAAGATGATGGTGTAGTTATTGATGATAAATCATATATTGATAATAAACCTATTCAAAAAAATTCAGGAACAACGCACATCCCCATTGATAATAAAGATAATGGATTAAAAAATAACGAAAACAAAAATTCTGCTAATAGAAAATATATTGCTCCACGATTAGGTGCTGTTGATAATATAATTTTTTCTGGAAAAAATCCTATAGATATTTATACTGCATTATTTGGTAGATATGGATTAAGTCCTGATAATGTGAACGATGGTAAATATTTTGTAGAAGTGGATGAAATATTAAATGGATTTTTAAATGCTAAAAATTATGCTAAAGATTTTTCTTATTCTTCGTTGAAAAGTTTTTTTAAAAATGATAATTCTATATCTAATCCTAAAGATTTCACAAAGTTTTTAACACGTTCTAATTCTTTTAATTCTGGTGAGAATAAATTTTATTTTATAAAATTAGATTTTTTAGCAGCATATATTATGTGTACATATGTTGGTTATTCTTTGGAATATTTGGTTTCTCAAGAATCTGGTGTTATGTCCATTTTTAATGAAATGGAAAAATCGGTTACTGGATTTGAAAATTTTAAAAAGAAAAATAATTTTTTAATCGAATTGATGTTTATATTGGGACAAAGTAGATTAAAGAGTGAAGATAATAAAAAATTTAATGTTGATATTAGAAATAATGAAGAAATAAGAAATGTGTTTAAAAATGATGTTGTTGAAAATAGTGTAATTGAAAATTATATAAATAGTTATAAATTAAATATCGCAAAAATAGCATCATCGGTACAAAATTGGTTTGGTATTGTTGATATGTATCAAAATATTATATCTCCAAAAGTTGTAAATGATTCAGAAAATTTTATTTATGATAAGTTTAAAAAATTGAATGAAGTTGATAATGGTGTAGATGTTGGTGATAAATCATTAAAATATACTGAAAATGTAGATATTAAAAACGTCGAATCGGATATTAAAAAAGGTAAATATAAAAATTTTGTTTATTTAAATCCTATAAAATCAGATTTTACGTTAAAAGATTATATTTATACAGTATTGTCTAAAAATTGGTCTTTAAATCAATCAAATTATGTTAGTTCATATTTTACTGAAAATACTTTTGGTTATTTTGATTATATACCAAAAGATGAAAATGATTTTTTTGATAGAAAAAATAATGAAGAATGGTATGGAGCATGGTTATTAGATTCTATGAAAAATGCGTCAAATGATGTGAGGATAACAAGTCCAGGATATTATTTTTTCATGAATTATGTTATTAATAGTGAAGTTGACGTTTCTCGTTTTTTAGATGTTGTTGGGGTAAAAGATAAAGATTTTCGAGAATTTTTTATTTCTTTTTATAATGATTTATTAGATTCTTTACAAAAATCGAAAACTTTATTTAATGGTTTAGAACAAAACAAAATTTTCGATGTTAACAAAATGGAAAGATTTTCGGCATTGATGTATTGTGTTTATAAATTATTATTAATGGTATTTGATGAAAATTATGTTATGCAAACGCCAGGATTTAAATTAAATATAATGGAACATACTGCATTTTCATTAATAAAAAATACATTAACAGATAACACCATTTTAGATAAAGATTTTGAAATATCTTATTTAAATTCGTTATCGAAATCTATGGGATTTTCAAATTCCAATAGAACTTTTTCTGGTGGCGGTGAAGATTATGGCGAATATTCTGAAATTATTTATGATGTTGTTACTACATATACATCTAAAGGTTATATTAATAAATATGCTAATTCTTTAGATACTGTAGTTAAACTGTTTTCTCCGTTTAAAAAAGATTCTATTGATAAAGCACCAATTAATACTATTGAAAGTATAGTAAAGAATACATCAATTGGTGGAAATGTTGGTGATAGTTTGGGCGTATTTTTACAGACTATTAATTCCGATGTTTTATCTTCTAATAATGTTAATATTAATAATAAAATAACAGATATATTAGTTAATTTTAATAGAAAATTATTATTATATGGTTTAGATAATAATTCTTCTGATGATTTACATAATTATGTTATTAGTGCTATTGCACAAAATTATGAACCTCATTTTCTAAAAGATAAAATGGATTCATTATATAAAACATTTACTAAAGCATTTTCGGATATAAAAAATATTAATGTTAATGATATTAAAAGAGATGTTGGCGAGTTTTTAGATAGAATAAAAGATGGTAGAAAAAATGATAAAATTTCTGTTTCTAATTCAAATGGAGAATTGAAAATTGATGATGCCTTAGATTATATTTATGGAATTATATGTAAGCCAATGACACTTGTTGATGCTATTATTAATGATGATGAAAAAAATTATTTTCGTTTAATGGTTAATTATAAACATATTTCAATTAATAACACATTGTTTTCTACAATAAAAGATGATAGTACAAGAAATGCTTTAGTTCAAAAGGCTGAAGATATATGGGAAAAAACATTTAACCCATATACTGTATTTAGTTTAAGAATGTTATTACGTTTAAATTTACAATATTTAAACAATAAATTAAAAGATAAATCTGATATTGTTGGTTTTGATAATAGTATAATTTCTCCTAATTTTATAGAAATGTATAAAAATGAGAAAAATAAATTTACAACAACAAATACTGCATTAATACAAGGTTATGAACAAATTTTATCTAATCCTTTTATTAAAGAATATTTTAAAATAACTACATAAAATGGCATTTGATTTAAGCGATATATGGAAAAAAGGAGAAGAATATTTATCTTCGGCTAAGAATAATGTATGGAATTTTTTAAAAAATTTAAGTAATACTAATCCTAATGTTGTTGAATATCAGCAAAAAATACCAGCATCCGTAGCATTTTCAGATAAAGGGAAAATTCAAGTAATAACAATAAAAAATAAAGATGATGAATATGGTGGAGGTGAACAAGTATCTAAAATAATGCAGGTCATTTCATATTATTTTAATGATGTTTCTGCTAATAAAAATGTTTATTCTATACCGTTTAAAACATTAGTTGATGCTTCTAATATAAAAGTAACAAATTCTGTAAACATATCTTCTAAATTTTATAAATTATATACAGATAATAAATCTTTAGGTGAAATATGTGAATTTTTCTTAGATATTTCTTTTAAAAATACAAATTTAAAAGACAAAATTTCCTCTAATGTAACATCTATAAAATTATATACTGATTATAAAGATGTTTTAAATTATGGGGTAGTTAAAATATTATTAGAATATAAGTATAATAATAACACTATAACACCAAATTTACAACAAACTTTTAAAGATAATTTATTTTTTAATGCTATTTTTTCTAACACATTAGATATATCTAAATTTTTATCTGAAATAAATAATTACCAAGATTTTTATAAAAATGTTCAAAATGCAATAAATTCAGAAGAATATAAAAAAGTATTTAAATCAGATGTTGAAAAAAATGAAATAGACGAATATTTTATATTAAAAGCGCAACAAAATATTAAAGACGCTATTAGTAAAGACAACACTATAAAAAATGGTAGTTTAAAATATATTTTATTATTAGTTGATAACATAACTAAAAATATTCCTTTTATGGGATATTTGAATAATTTGAAGAATGTAAGTTTAAAAGATATAGTTGTTTTTTATAAAAAATTAAATGTTGAAAATAATAGTAATTTCGATTCATTAAATAAAATTTATATTTTGTTTTCTTCGGAATTGGATAAATACTTTTCAAATATGATGAATACTAATGGAAATATTTCTGTTGAAGTGAGAAATGTTTATAATAGTATGATATGGAATGTTTTTTTCCATATTTATTGTTTGGATATAATAAATGAATTTGTTTTATCTATAATTAATGATTCACAATATAATGAGATAAATAAAGATGTTATTTTATCTTTGGATAAAAATAAAACATCATTAACGAATATAACAGAGATACAGAAAACGATTAATACATATAAAACAATAAAAAAAGAAAATTTAATAAATGTTAGTGGTGTTTTAGATGATGTTACGAAAAATGAAATTTTGAAATTGAAGAAAATTTTATATTTACCATATAATGATTTTCCTGATGAAGTTTTTGTTAAAACATTGCAAGATTATATCGTTAAAATAATAGATTTGTAAATATATACTTAAATTAAAATTTAATCATGGATAACATACAGAAAATTTTATTAGAAAAAAATTTAGATATTAATCTTTTAAAACAGCCTCAATTTAAATTGAATGAAGAAGTTATAGGTGAAGGTAAAAGATTAGATGGAAAAAAGTTATCCGAAGTTCAAGTTCAAGATTGGTTGTTTGATTTTGATGTTTCAAAAAAAGATTTTCCTGTATATCAACCAATTTCTAAAAATTTATCTGGTGAAGTTCCTTTGTCTATATTTGTTGGGAATTTAGTTCAACAATATGTGAGATTGTCTTGGCAGACAATTAGAGATAAACGTTTTTTAAAGCAAGTATTGGGAAATAAAGAACGAAAAATACGAAGAAAAATACGTGGATTTTTTGGTTCTAAAGATTTAATTCCAAGATATAAAGAAGAAAAATCTAATTTTGCTAAATTTTTGCACGAATTGGATACTAAAATTTTAAGAGGAAATTTTATTTATGATAATATAAATCAAACATCAAATGATATTGTTTTATCTTCTCGTTATAAAAAAACAGGTAAACAATATAGTAAATTGGTTAATGATTTACGATTGATGGTTAAATTCGGTTCTTCGTGGGAACGTGCAATACAATATTTATTATTGAACATTTCTTCAAATGAGGAAATTTTGTATATAGATAATGTTCCAGTTATTCCAGCAGCTATAACTACTAATGTTAAACCTAATGTTTTACAAATTTTAGGTTTTTTTAAAGACGCATTTAACTTAGATACAGATTATGTTAATTTTGATGAAACATATGATGGTATAAAATATGCTTCTAAATTAATTATAGAAGAATCATTAAAAATACCATCATCTTCTGATTCGGGAAAATGGTCACAGTGTTTAAATAATACTCCATTATTTTATTTTTATCAAAAATTAATGGTTATTGGAGCAACTGCATATGCTTTAGATACTATTGGTGATACTGATTTGTTAAACAATACATATATGAATATTATTAAGTCGGATTCTGATGAATTGTATGGTGTTTCTCCTAATAGTGGAATAGAAGATAAAGATATAAATTATACTGCTGTTGCTAATAGACCAGCAATGTCTGATATTGATTTTTCATCAACACCATCATTTAATGAACCAGGTAAATTATATGAATGGGCGCAAAAAAATCTTAATGTTGATTTAAGAGGATTATCAAATAGTTCATTATTCCATGAAGGTTATACATATTACAATATATCTTTAAAATCAGAGTTTGGGATTAAAATTTTAACATTGCTTTATTCTAAAAAATTAATAACAGATAATGATGTTATTAATTTAAATCGCCAGATAATTAGAAGTAGAATGTACACTGATGTTTTAAAAACTATGATTTTGCCTATGGTTGGTACTGATAATGAAATTAGAGTAGAACCAATGTCAGCAAATGAAAAAAATAGTTCATTTAAAACTGGTCAATCTAAGGTTAAAGATATAATGATGGTTCGAGAAGATATGTTTAAATTTTTATTAGCATATCTTGGTCAATATCCAGTTGATAAAGTTATAAAAAATCAAGTATCAATGTTATTAAATCCAACATACAATAAAGATATATTAACAAAAAATCAAGGAGTTGGCGTGACTGATGATGCTTTGGCTACTTCTGTTTCTGCAAATGATGTAAATAATACAGTTACTTAATAATGAAAAAAATCTCTAAAATTTTTGAAAGCGGTATAGGAAATCCTGAAGAATATTATTTTTCTTTGGATTATACTATTGCAGGAAAAACAGATAGTCAACAGATAGAAATTTGGCAATCTATTAAAGATTTATCTATTGAAATAAAATCTTCGGTGTTTAACAATGATATAAAAAA